CGGTGGCCTCGCCTTCATCGCCCAGATTCCAGACCCCATCGCGTAAGGAGCACCCACCATGGCATGGGTCAACATCCCCACCCTCACCGACTGGCAGTACGACGAAGACACGAAGAAGCTCCGCCACAACACCGGCACGACTCGCGTCTCCGTCAACGCGCTCTACTCGGCCCTGATGGACCTTGCTGACGACGCCGGGTTCATGGATTCGTCGGTGCCCATGTCGGCACAGACCCCGGTCGAGTACACCCTCATCAACGGGTGGGAGTTCAACAGCGACGCCGACCTCGGGTGGCTGTTCGGCGGCTCCATCGTCGTGCAGAAGGCGACGACCAACCGCGATGTCTGGGCGAACTTTTACACGCTCGGTACCATCGAGAGCGATGCGGTCATGTACCTGTACCAGAACGGCGCGCTCGTCGCGTCGCATCCGGGGTACACGACGGGCCATATCGACCAACTCGTCAAGGTCGTCGCGGCCGGCTCGGACATCTCCACCGACGCCATCCCCCGCGCGGTGGGCGTCTTCGCCCGCAACAACGCCAGCGCTAACGCCGACCTGTACGACCACTTCGTCGCGCAGGCCAGCGCAACCGGCGGACGCAACCCGGTTCCTATCGCCACTGGCCCTGATGCCAACGACGACGGCAGCGGCGGCTCGGTCACGGGCGTCACGATCAACTTCAACAACCCCACCGCCGACATCGACGGCAACGGCACCTCGGAGAACTACACCGTCACGGTGGACGGCGGCGGCAACAGTGTGCTGGCGGTCTACCGGCGCCTCAAGTTCCTGACCCGGCGCGAGAACACCTCGGCCATCGGCACCGGCAACAGCACCGAGGGCCGGTTCTACCGCAAGGCGAACGACGCCTATGCCGAGGTCAAGGTCGCGCCGTTCGGCACGTTCGCTGGCGGCAAGTTCTTCGGTGCTCGCGGCGTGCTGCTGACCAACGTCTCCGACCCGAACAACATCTCCCTGATCGACAACACTGGCGCCACCCGCACGCCCCCGGTGCAGTTCACGGTGGCGGTCACGGGCGTCGCGGCCGACGACAGGGTGCTGGTGGCGCGCGCGACGGCTGGCGTCATCAACAAGACCCAGTTCACCATCGCGTCGACGACATCCTCGTCGATCACGGTCTCCGGAACCCCGGCGGCTGACATCCCCACCGGCTCGCACGTTCTGCGTATCGGCGACACGCGCTACACCTACACGAGCCGCAGCGGTTCGACCTTCAACGGTGTGAGCCCGAGCCCGAGCGGGCAGACCGGCAGCCTCTGGGTGCCGATCATCGACAACGTCGCGGCCGGCGCGAACATCGTCTCCCCGGCGATGGTCTATGCCGCCGACTTCGATGTCGTGGTGCGCGTGCGGAAGAAGTCGATACTTCCGTTTGAGAACACGGCCATTGTGACCAGCAGCGGGGCCTCAATCGCGGCGATCAGGACGCCGGACACGATCGTGACCTGACGCGATGGCCTTGACCTTCAACCACGCGACGAAGCGCATCGGCGTTCCGCAGGCCGATGCGCAGCCGCTGCTGATCCAGTCACTACTGAACCAGATCAGAGAAGTTGAAGCCAGCGAGCGTGGCATCTGCTACGACAGCATCGCCACGGCAGCCGGCAAGGACGACCTCGGCGGCGGGGTGCAGACGGGCATCACGCTCAACCTGCGCTCAACCTGGGCGATCGAGTTCGCGGCCGGGGCGTATCAGGCCACGATCACGGGCGGCAACCTCGCCGACGCGCTCGCTCGGGTGTTCAACACCGGCAACCCGCAGGTGCTCATCAACTCGTCAGCCGCTGCGACGATCGTGACCGGCGACGGTGGCTCGACCCTCACCGCAGCGCAGGTCTGGGGCTACCCGACGCGCGGCCTGACCGAGCGCGTAGACGCAGACGTGCAGGCGGTTAACGGCGTCGAATTGCAGGGCGCCGGCACGCCGGCCGACCCGATGAGGCCGGCATGAGCTTCTGGGCGACAGGGGTATGGTCGGATGTGTTCTGGGGCGCTGGCTTTTGGGGCGAGCTGGTCGCGCCCACCTGGTCGCGGCTCACGAGGTTGAATGCGGCCAGCCCACCGCCGTGGTGGGTGCTGCAAGCCGAAGCTGCCGCTGCGCAACAAGACCTGGTTGCGAAAGTTTCCGCTCACCCGCTGGATGTCGATGCGCTGGCGCCCGATGTGCCTGCCGATCTCGAACCCATTGCATCTGCTGTTCCAGCCTTGCTGACAGGCAACACACCGTCGCGTCCTCAGCGCGTTACAGCCGGCGGGCCGCCGCGCACTATCACTATCCAGTAGAGGCACAGACATGAGCACCCAACTCGACACCATCTACGCGGGCGCCACGCTCGACTACCTCATCGAGACGCTCACCGACTACCCGGCGAGCGCGGGCTGGTCGCTCAAGCTGGTACTCAACCCACTGGCCGGCGGCACCGTGCGCACGATCGACAGCGTTGCCGACGGCGACGCGCACCGGCTGCAGGCCACGGCCGCCACGACCGGCGCGTGGGTGGCCGGCGCCTACGGACGCCAGGTGTGGGTCATCAAGGGCACCGAGCAGTACCCGGTCACGGACCTGTTCGGGCAGACGCAGGTCATGCCCGGCCTCGGCGCAGCTGCGGGTACGGACAGCCGCCTGCCGGCGCAGCGCCGCCTCGACACGCTGCGCGCGGCCTACGACGCCTACATCCAGTCCGGCAACTTCACCGTCGGCGGCTACAGCATCGCCGGGCGCAGCATGACGTACCGCAGCCCCGAGGAGCTGATCATGGCCATCCGCAACGCCGAGCGCGACGTGAACCGCGAGCGCATGCAGTCCGACATGGCCGCCGGCCGGCCAAATCCGAAACAGGTGTCGATCCGCCTCGGCCGCGTGTGACGCCTAGTTGCGCCACATAGTTGCGCGCAGCGCCGCCACAGTGGCGGCATGGGGTGGCGTCAGAAGATCGCGCAGTTCATCGCCGGTGCGCCGCAGCGTGCTCGTCGCGCCGCGCGCATGTATGGTGGCGCGCGGCACACCCTGACGACGGCCGGCTTCGGCGGCGGCACGACGAGCGCGGATGCCGAGCTGAAGAACAGCCTGGTCATGCTGCGTTCGCGCAGCCGGCAGATGGTGCGCGACAGCGCCTACGCGCGGCGGGCGAAGTCGATCATCGTCAACAACACCGTCGGCACTGGCGTCGCCATTCAGGCGATGGTGCGCACGACGCGCGACGAGCCGGCGAAGTACGTCTGCGACGACATCGAGTGGCAGTGGCATCACTGGATGGCCGCAGACGCCTGCCACACGGGCGGCGCGCTGCACTTCCACGACCTCGAGCGCGCGGCGATGGGCGAAGTGTTCGAGACGGGCGAGGTGCTGATCCGCCTGCACTTTCGCGCCTTCGGCAACAGCCGCGTCCCGCTGGCGCTGGAGCTGATCGAAAGCGAGCGTCTGCCCATCTGGGAGACGCAGCCGAGCGCGCTGGCCGAGGGCCACGAAGTGCGCATGGGCGTCGAGGTGGACGGCTTCGGCCGCCCGGTGGCGTACTGGCTGCGCCAAGGCCACCCCGGCGACCTGCGGCCCGGCCTGGCCGGCACCGAGCGCCTGGAGCGCGTGCCGGCCGACCAGATGCTGCACCTGAAGATCACCAGCCGCTGGCCGCAGACGCGCGGCGAGCCGTGGATGGCCGCCGTGCTGCGCAAGCTGGACGACGTGAACGAGTACAGCCAGAGCGAGATCAGCGCCGCGCGCGCGGCCGCGTTGTACTTCGGCAGCCTCGAGTCCAAGGAGGACGGCGACGGCGCCGCGACTGACGAGTTCAAGAGCAATACGGCCGAAGACGGCAGCGCCGTGCTCGACATCTCGGCGCTCACGATCAAGGAGCTGCCGCCCGGCTACACGCTGAACTGGCACTCACCGAACCGGCCGAACTCGGCGTTCGCCGACTTCATGCGCGCCATGCTGCGCGAGATCGCCACCGGCATCGGCCCCGGCATCAGCTACCAGGCGCTGTCGGCCGACGCCAGCCAGGCCACGTACAGCAGCCAGCGCGTGGCGATGCTCGACGAGCGCGACGGCTACAAGGCCGTGCAGCAGTGGTGGGTGCGCGCGTTCCGCGAGCCGCTGCACCGCATCTGGATGCGCCAGGCCGTGCTTGCGCGCGCCGTCACGACCGTGCCGATCGAGGCATACGCGCAGGCGCCGCAGCGGTACGAGGCCGTGCGCTTCAAGTTGCGCGGCTGGTCGTGGGTGGACCCGACCAAGGAAGTCACCGCCTACAAGGAGGCGGTGATGGCCGGGTTCACGACCATCAGCGACGTGATCGCGGCCACGGCCGGCGGGATGGACATCGAGGACGTGCTCGATACGCGCCGCCGCGAGCTCGACATGCTGGCCGCTGCCGGCATCGAGGCGGACACGACGGTGGCGGCTCCGGCAGCGGCTGTGGCGCCTGTAGCGCCGGCGCCGGCCGATCCCGAGGACGACGAAGAAGGCGCCGACGATCAGCGGCGTCTGCGGAGGATTGCATGAGCGACGAGATCAAGGTCGGCCGCCTGGCGCGCGACATGTCGGCGACGCAGATCGAGGTCCGCAAGGCCGAGGACACGCTGCGGCTGTCGTTCCCGGCATCCAGCGAGGCCGCGGTCGAGCGCTGGTTCGGCACCGAGGTGCTGTCGCACAAGCCGGGCGCCGTGCGCATGGAGCGCCTCGAGAAAGGCGCGGCGCCGCTGCTGTTCAACCACGACTGGTCCGACCCGGTGGGCGTCATCACGTCGGCCCGGCTTGACGGCGGGCGCCTGTACGTGGACGCGCAGATGTTCAAGACCGAGCGCGCGAAAGAGGTCGCGCTGATGGTTGAGGGCGGCCTGCGCAACGTCAGCGTCGGCTACGAGATCGAGGAAATCGAGGAGGACAAGAAGCGCGGCGTCTTCACGGCCACGCGCTGGAATCCTCTGGAGGTGTCCATCGTCACCGTGCCGGCAGACGCCGGCGTAGGCATCGGCCGCGCGGCCGACGACGAAGCAAAGCCGGTGCGCGTGGTGCGTGCCGCAGAAGGTTCTATCACCGCTGCCATGGCGGCAGCTCAACCGAAGGAGTCCACTGTGGACCAAGTGAACAACGCCGCCACGGGCGCGAACGTGGAAGCCCCGGCCTCGCTGCCGGCCCAGCCCCGGCAAGGCCCGACTGCGCTTGACCTCGAGAACACGCGTCGCAACACGATCGTCAACCTCTGCGAGGCGTACAAGATCGACGGCCAAATCCGCGAGCACTGGATCGCCACTGGCCAGTCGGTCGATAGCGTCTCCAAGGAGTTGCTTGCCATCGTGCGCCAGCGCGCCGAGAACACGCAGAAGGAGTCGCCGACGCGGCTGGGCCTGACCGAGCGCGAGGCCAAGCGGTTCAGCATCTTCCGCGCCGCGAGCGCCATCATCGACAAGAACTGGACAAACGCCGGCTTCGAGCTCGAGTGCACGCGAGAGATCGCCAAGCGCCTCGGCCGCGAAGTGCCGGACCCGAACAAGTTCTTTGTGCCGCAGGAAATCCAGGAGCGCCAGGTGCAGTACACGCCCGGCGCGACGCTGGCTGTCGGGCCGTACCGTTCGCAGTACGCCGACTACATGCGCCGCGACCTGACGGCCGGCTCGCCTTCGGGCGGCGGCTACACGGTCGGCACGCAGAACGTCTCGTTCATCGAGCTGCAGCGCAATCGCTCGATGGCCTTCCGCCTCGGCGCGACGCCGTTGCCCGGTCAGCGCGAGAACATCACGATCCCGCGTCAGACGGCGACCGGCTCGGCGACCTGGCTGGCGAACGAAGCCTCGACGATCAGTGAAGTGAACCAGACTTTCGGCCAGCTTTCGCTGTCGCCGAAGAACGTCGGCGCGTACACGGAGATCAGCCGCCAGCTCATGCTGCAAAGCAACCCTTCGATCGAAGGCATCGTCACGTCCGACCTTGCCAACGTGGTCGCGCTGGCCGTCGATACCGCGGTGCTCGCCGGCTCGGGCAGTGCTGGTCAGCCGACCGGCATCATCAACACCGCTGGCATCGGCTCCGTCACTGGCACTTCGCTCGCCTTCGAGGACATCCTCGAGTTCCAGACCGATGTCGCGGCGAGCAACGTCATGCCGGCGCGCGGCGGCTACGCGACGACGCACGCTGTCGCGTCGCTGTGCATCCAGCGCGTGAAGTACAGCAGCACCGCGAGCCCGCTTTGGGAGGGCAACGTGTGGGACGGCGTGATGCAGGGCTTCCCGGCCATGGCGTCGAACCAGATGTCGAGCGGCACGATGCTTTTCGGCGACTGGAGCCAAGTCCTTGTGGCCGAGTTCGGCACGCTCGAGATCGAGGTCAACCCCTACGCCGCTTTCACGGCTGCGATCGTCGGCATCCGCGCCATCTACACGATGGACTGCGGACTGCGCTACGCCGGCGCCTTCAGCTACGCCTCGTCGATCACCTGATCACTGAAAGGAAACCATCATGGCAACGAGTTCCAGCCAGCCCATCGCCGCGCGCGTCAACCGCGCCTTCTGGATGGAGGGCAAGGTCCACAACGTGGGCGAGAAGATCTCCGTGCCGCCTGCGCTCGCCAGCGAGCTCTACGCGGCGGGCAAGATCGAGCGCGCCGACATGGAGCCGAGCGAGCTGCACAAGCAGGCGCTGCTCGACATCAAGATGAAGGCCGATCGGAAGTCGGCCGGCGTCAAGGTCGGCAAGGCTGCGGCCTGAGCAACGGGAGGCGCCGCCATGCTCCACAGCTTCGGTTCATCCATGAAGATGGCCGCATCCATCAACACCGCCAGCCAGGCCGCCGGCGCGCAGAACGGCGGTTGGGTTGACATCAGCGAAGCCGAGGGCGAGGTGGTGCTGATCGCTCTTGTCGGCGCCGTCACCGGCTCGGTGGTGCTGAAGGTGCAAGACGCCACCGACACGTCTGGCACCGGCGCGGCCGACCTGGCTGGCGTCACCACGGCCAGCTACAGCACCGCGAACAGCGTCATCAAGCTGACCTTCCCGGCCAGCTCGGCGCGCAAGGCGGTGCGCGCGGTGGCGACCGTCACCACCGGGCCGATCCTGCTGGGCGCGTCCTTCGGCTACGTGCCGGGGATCGTCTGACGCCATGCCCTTCGCCGAAGACCTGTCGCCGTTCTTCCGCGTGTCCGAGTTCGCAAGCTCGGCCACGCTGGACGGCGCTTCGGTGTCGGGCATTTTCGACAACGAGTACGTGGAAACGTACGGCATGGCATCGCGCCAACCGATGTTCACGCTGCCGACCGCGCAGGCCGGAAGCGTCACGCAGTCCTCGGTGCTTGTTGTCGAAGGTGTCTCCTACCGCGTCACGCGCGCCGAGCCTGACGGCACCGGCGTCACCGTGCTGATGCTCGAGCGGTCATGAACCACGCGCGCCACGTCATCCGCGAAGCGTTGGTGGCGGCGCTCGCCGCCGGC